CCGCATGTAGTCTTGGATGGTTTTCTTGGGTGCTGTTGGCTCTTCTTCCACTGTTTCTTCCACAGAAGGACGCACTACTGCAAGTACACTATCAACTTGCTCTTTGATGCTTTCACTTACAGGACGCAGTTCGCCTGTTGTGCCTCCGAGGCTGTCCCAGTATTCTGCATGTTCAGGGTGCATGTCTGGCATGCCTCTGCGTAGGCAAGTGGTATAGATAGCCGCTGTGCTAAGTCCATCTGTGCCCGCAGTTTTAATGTTCTTGATATCATCTGCTTTGTAACCAAAGTCTTTCATCCACAGGTACAGTTCCTTGATCAGGTCACTGGCTTTGTACTCTGTGTGGTAGTAGCGGATAGCACTGTTGCGGAACGAGTGAAACTCTGCTCCACTCATGCTCAGTGCATCATCAAACTTGGGATCGAGTTGGGCACCTTTTTTGCGTACTACTTTTTTCTTTGCGGCCATATGGTTACTCCTTTCAGTGAACTCGTATATAGTAAGTTAGTTTTGTGTTTAGGTCAACCTAAAATTTTTCTTGCCAAAATGCAAAAAAAGGTTGACCTGTAGGCTAGTTGTGCTATTATATATGTATAGGTTAACAAAACGGAGCTAGACGTTATGAATACCAAAGCAATTATCCCAACTCGCGAACAACTTTGTGACTACATTTATTATCGTCACAAGGACGCTTATGGCGTTAAGGGTCGTTTTTACGACTTCGATGCTATGAGCTATGCCGAGCTCGAAGCAGAGGCGATCCGGCTCGATGAGGCTGCTATTGAGCAAGAAGCTCATGAACGCCGCTGTGATGCTGAGGCTATCATAGAGTTCCGTGCAAATATCCGCCGTGTGCGTGACATTTGCGGTTGTGACCGTGATAGCGCAATTCGTTACATGCTGGACGAATTCCGTGGCGAGTATGACGCTGGGTACGTTTGTTTCGTACTGCGTCTTCCTTACAGCATGGAGAAGTACATTGAGCCTCGCTTGGCGGAGCTCAATGACTGTGCTCCTGAAGAGGAGTTTGTTGAAGCATATGATGACCTGGAGGTGGCGGCATGATCCGTTTTTGGTTGGTTGATAAGGACGGTAATGTTGTATTCAACACTACCGACAAGCAGGAAGCATATGAGTATCAGAACCGTCGTCGCCCAGACACGGTACTGAAGATGGTGCGTGTATGAAAGAAGCATTCTTAGACGCAGTTATGATGCTGTGCTGGTTTCAGTTTGTGCTACTTGTAGCATTTAGATTCTTCCACAATATTCCGCATCCTGCATTCTTGCTAGCAACAGGTTGTGCAGGCATTGGATTTGTACTGCTGGTACGCAGGGTACGCAAAAGCATTTACGCATAGGTAGACAAAGCGGTAAATACAGTTAAAGGATTAGCTGATGCCGCGTTTGTCACTGTACAGCCCCCAAAGGCGTAATGATTACAAATTTTTAGATAGAACCATTGCCGAAATGTACCAAGTCGGCGGTGTGGACATGTATCTACACAAATATCTTGGACCTAAACCTTCTGGTGACGATAGTTCAAGTGTAAGTGGTGGCACACAAGATGCCACGCAACCAGCTTACAGCACCGAAAATCCACTTTTTATTGAAGATTTGTTTCTGCTAGAAAACAGGGACAGAGCATACAGTGAAGACATCTACCGCATGCGTGGTGTATACAATCAGCAAGATGTTGATTTCGATTTAACACAGTTTGGATTGTTCCTTAACAATGACACACTGTTCATTACGTTTCATTACAATGCCATGATTGACACAATTGGACGTAAACTAATGAGCGGTGATGTACTTGAATTACCCAATCTAAAAGATTTTCATCCACTCGACGAAGATATACCTAAAGCAATACCAAAATACTATGTAATACAAGACGCGGCTTTTGCCAGCGAAGGCTTCAGCCAAACCTGGCTTCCTCATCTTTGGCGAGTAAAAGCAACACCTTTGGTGGGTGCTCAAGAATACAATGACATCCTCGATAAACCATTTGCAACAGATAATATATGGGACAACGGAAACTACTATCCCCGCGGAAGTATTGTGCTTGATGGAGCAACTTACTACATTGCTATTGCAGATACTCCAGTTGGCACAGAGATAACCAACACTACATATTGGAATGAGTATACACCACTTAGTGAACTTGCAACGTTTGGTACAGTGACAAAAGATCGCGAGCTGAATGATGCAATCGTAACGCAAGCAGAATCAAATGTTCCATTTAGTGGTTATGATAATACAAAATTCTATCTAGTAAATACCAATCCAGATGGCTCACCTGGTGATCCAGCCGGGTACAATGCAAGCCAAACTGGCATTACTGTTGACACAAGCAATATTGATGCAGATCAACAACCAAATACACCGCAAGATTTTGGATACATCCAAGGATATCTTACAGGAACTGATGCGGCGCCAAACGGTTTGCCAGTTACTCCTGGTATATCATTCCCATTGAATCCAGCAATCGGTGATTATGCACTACGTCTTGATTATTTTCCAAATAGACTTTTCCGTTATGACGGCGTAAGATGGTTGAAGATTGAGGATGATGTGCGTACTACACTCACCCACGGCGCAAATGATCAAACACTCAGAAGTGGTTTTGTAAATAATACTGCTGAAGTACCAACTGAGGATAGGGGTAATATTCCAAGTCGACAGAGTCTCAGCAAACTTTTAAAACCAGAGGCTGACAATTAATGGCACAACAATTTTTTTATGATGAACAGATCAGACGTTTCTTGTTACAATTTACAAGGATTTTTTCTGGTTTTGAAGTAGAATATGGTCGTAACGACGAAGGCGTTAAAGGACTATATAGAGTTCCAGTTCGTTACGGTGATGCAACCCGACAAGCCCAAACTATTATACAGCAAAATAGTGCAAACAGTCTTCCAAGCACTCCAATGATGAGCTTTTACGTGAGTCAGCTGACCTATGCACGAGACAGAGTGCAAGAACCTTATTTTGTAGAAAAGAAAAGTCTAAGACAACGTGTTTGGGACGATGCCGCTGGAACATATGATACAACACAGGCTAATGCGTTTACAATCGAGAGACTAATGCCAGTTCCTTATAATCTTGAGGTCACGCTTGATATTTGGACTAGCAATACCAATCAAAAGTTCCAAATACTAGAACAGGTACTAACACTTTTTAATCCTGCACTTGAAATACAAAGCACTGATAACTTTCTCGATTGGACGAGTCTCAGCGTTGTAGAACTTATTGGTACAAATTGGTCTAGCAAAACAATACCGTTGGGAACAGAAGATCCAATCGACGTAAGTACATTACGTTTTACAATGCCAATTTGGATTAGCTCTCCAGCAAAAGTTAAAAAACTAGGAGTAGTTCAAAAAATTATTGCTAGCATGTACGATGCTGAAGGCGACTACAATGAAGCAATCTTGAATAATGATTTATTACTTGGCACAAGACAAAAAATTACCCCTTACGATTATCAAGTGTTGCTTATTGGAAATCAACTGCAAGTCTTAGAAGAACAAGCAGTAGGTGAAGAAGTTGGAAGTATTACTCCGCCAACCAGTCAACCGAGCAACCTGCTATGGCACACAGTAATCGATTTGTATGGTGAACTTACAAATGGTATTAGCCAGGTTAGATTAACCAATCCATATAACGAAGACAACGTTATTGTTGGCACAGTAGCATATCATCCAAATGATGACAGGTTCTTGCTTTTTACAGTTGATGAAGATACCATTCCAACAAATACGCTATCTGCAATCACAGCTATTGTTGATCCTCAACGAAAAGGCCCTGGTGCTGGCCTTCCAGCGGCTGCCGATGGACAAAGATATTTGTTTATAAACGACACAGGTACAGACTCCGATGGTAACGCAGAAGCATGGCGAGGCACTGACAATGGTGACCAGCCAGGATCACCATTGGTAGCAAAAGCCAATGACATAGTACAATACGACGGATCTGTAAAGAGATGGAGCGTGGTCTTTGATAGTAGTAACCTAAGCGAAATTCAATATGTAACAAACACAACAACTGGTATACAGTACCGTTGGGACGGTAGTGATTGGCTTAAGAGTTATGAAGGACTTTACCCAGGAGGTGAGTGGAGTTTTGTTCCTTGATAAATGCTGTTGGTGTTTGGTTCTACAGTATAAAAACTGATAGATATCTTTATTTGCTACGCAATGACGGGAAAAATCCAAACACATGGGGCTTACCCGGCGGTAAGCAAGAAAGCACCGAAACCATACTGGAAGCACTACAAAGAGAGTGTAACGAAGAACTTGGTATATGGCCAGAGTACATAAAACTTGTTCCTATTGAACAGTTTACAAGTCCAGATCAAAAGTTTTGTTACCATACTTTTTTCTGTTTGTTATACGACGAATTTATTCCTGTGCTAAATGAGGAACACTGTGGATATAGTTGGATTGACAGCGGTGTTTATCCAAAACCTATGCATCCTGGACTATGGAGTACAGTTCAGTTTGACGAAGTGCTAACCAAGATAGATACGGTTAGAAAAAATCAAATTTAATCTGCGGCATCAAAGAAAAACATGTGCCACAACCGTGCATTTTCAGCATTGTAACCAAAGTAACCTTGTGCGGCATGTATTTGCCCGCCGTCAAATAATACAAGTCTGTTAAACACGTTAGCGTATACGTCCAATTGTTCATATGGCGTGCCATCAATGAAACAGTTTTGATCAAAGGCCTCCATAATACGTGGATCACTTTTGTGGTATACTTTGCTTTTTTTGTGACGGTATGTACCTGTACCGCACTCAGGTGGTGCGTCAGGCGACAAATAAATCATGCCTGCCCAACGTTGTTGATCGTTATGCCAGACCAATGGATCGCCTGCTTTGTTCCACTGAAATCTACCATTCATACCATACTCCTCCCACTTAAGAATAGGTGTTCCTAGTATTTCTTGAAAGGTTTCTTTTATTCCAGGAAATAGGTGTTGCCCAACTGTGCGCCTACCAATGTAATATTCGTTTTCTACAAACTCCTGTTGTAGTGCATACTCACGCACAGCCATAGGATCATAATAAAAGTTATCTACAACAATAGCACGTTTATTTTTCTTTTCGTAGTTTGGTGCAAAACGTAGGCTTTGTATCATACTCCGTACTCTTCACGCTCCTTTTGAATAAATGGATGATCTAAACGCACAGCGTTCTCACAGTATTTACAAAGATCAAACACACTGTATGGCTTAGGTACAACGTCAACATAGTCTTGTTCGTAAAGGTTGCCTGTAATCTCAGCAAGTCCATAGTCCATACAACACAAACTTACATCTCCATTAGGTAGCAATATGTTGTGATACAATCTTTCATCACAGCCGCATGTCATTGTAACATCGCCGTGGAACACACTATTAAACTTGTTGTTAAGCAGTTCTGGTTTCAGTATGGTTTCGCCAATAAGGTTTCCAGCTCTGCTCCACATGTTATAACTCGGAGCATTAGGGAACACATGGCGTACATCTTCGTGGACATCTCCAGCCATTACCATTGTGGTAAAGTTCTGTATTTCATGCTGTATCTTACCCATGTGTTCAATAAACTCAACATACTTCTTAGTAATAGGATGTTTTGCTTTGCGTTCTTGATCAGGCAAGTGCAGTGTAAAGTTACCGTTTGGTGCGCCAGCAAATGGAATATGCTTGATCCGCTCGATATCGTCAATACTCATGCCAACACCAGTTGTAAAGATACTCACAGGGTGTCCTGTATCATGTGCGTACAACACCATTTCTGTACACTCACTGTGCATCCAAGGCTCAACAAAACCTGCAAAGGTAATACGCACATCCTGTGGTATCTTGTCTACAGCTCTCTTATAATCGTCAAGGCTCATCCTGCGCTCGCCGGTGTAAACTTTTGTGAGTGTACGTTGTGGGCAAAACACACAATCAACTACACAGCCTTTTTCAGGAATGATTGTAGTGATTTCCATTGTTGGAGCAATACTGGCTTTCCATGGTTCTGCTTTGTAATCAGTAGTAATAACAGCAGGTGCTTCAGGAGCACTTTGGCCTTCACTGTTAGCGAACTTTTCAATGTGTTGCTGTTTTGGTTTGTCTTTGCGATTGTCTATGTAGATTGTAATTGTATTATAGTATTCAATAAACCAGTCGCCCCAAAGATCGTGTTTGATATCTACTTCATCAAAACTGAAAACTTCGTGATCTGGAAACTCTTTGAGATAAGTGTCACGGAAGTGTCTAAACTTTGCTTGTAAATTTTCATCACTTAAATGCCATTCGCCTACAATGTAATCCACATTGTCTTTGATCCACTGCATGTTTTCGTCATTGAAGATACTGTATTCACCGCCCTCGCAATCAATCTTGAAAAAATCAATATGCTCAATGGCATTTTGTTTTACAAATGTATCCCAGCGAATTGTACGCACTGGCTTTGCATTTTTTAACTCTTGTGTTTCGACAAAATTTTCATTAAACAAACCTTTTTGAATTTCAAAACCGTCAACATTACCAATGGCTTTGTTAATCATAACCACACCATCATATGTGACATTGTGTTTAAGATCATTGTACAATTCCATGTGCGGTTCAAAACAGTAAACTTTGCTCGGTTTTTGATCTCGTATACGATATGTAAACGGACCAACGCTAGCACCCATGTCTATAACTACATCGCCAGGTTTTACACTCACATACTTTTGGTAAATGTTGTTATGAAAAACTTCTTTTTCAACTATCTCTTTAAACCATTCGTTTCTACTAGCAACACCCCATTCAAAGTCTTGCCATCTGTTATTGTTCATTCCTGCTATTCTCTCATAATTGCTTTGTGCCAACTGTTTGTAATGACTATCCATGCTATAATTGTCAAGTAAGTCAGCAAACATATTTTTGGCATCTTCACATAAACCGCACCACCATGCATAGTGTGCTCGATGAAATAGTATTGCGTACTTACCAGGAAATCCAACATCAGTTCTCAATGGATGCAAGTCAAAATCACACACTTCTAATGCTTGACACATTAGCATGTACCCATCAAACCATTTTCCTGGTTCGTCTGCGGTCGCTTCGATTAATTGTGCTAACCACAAATAGGCTTCAGGACGTTTTGGCATTAGTGCAATAGCATGTTTAAGTACTCCGTATGTGCTTAAATTACGACATCCCTGTGAGTCAAAACATCTACTTGCACGAATCAAGCATTCATACTTCAGTAAATCACTGTCAGTACGTTCTGCACATCTAATGTAAAAACTAACTGCTGTTGCAGTTTGTCCTAGATTATGATAGTAAAGTGCGAGATCCCAGTTTCTTTCTGCGTTGTTTGGATCCTGTATGTAAGGATGGAGTAAATCCAACAACTCGGATTTATTATAGATATGATTCTGGATCATATTCACCTTCTAAAAATTCTGTTAAAGCCTTTTTACTCATACGCAATAAGTAGGCGGCATTATCTTGAAATCCAAATGTAATCAACATTTCGTCTGCATTATAATCACACATGCCAACACTGAATTCAACATCGCCATTCATAATACTGAAATCTTTGCTGACGTTTACTAGGTTAAAATCAGTATCCCATTTTAAAAATTGGTGTCGATAAACTGCATCTTTACGACCAACATCACTTTTAAATAAGTTTACTGTGTGTATTAAAGCAAAGTATCCATCTTCCAATGACATTACTTGCGATCCTCCTCGAGGAGCGGCAGACAACTCCCATTCAACATCACTTTTTTGCACATAGTATGTTTTATCATCATTGATACAATAACGAACGCACTCGCCAGGATTGCTCCACTTAACAAAATGAAAAGGTTTGTCTAACAGCGGCATCCAGTTTTTTTCACAATAACTATGAGGGTGTCCTTCGGGCAAAGGTATCCTGTGACGTTCAACTTCGATCACACTATCTTCATTAATTTCAATCCTACTTAGCTCCATACGTCCTTCACCGTGCGGTGTAGTGTCACGACGTACTCCCGATATCCAAAAATCACCATCCCAGTTTACAAGTCGAGCATCCTCTAATCCTACAAAGTCCCACAAAGGTTCGTATGTATCAAACCTGTCTGTGTTTATTTTGTTCCAACGCACAATATCAAGATTATTATCAAGTTCTAAATAGTAGTTCCAAGTGCGTAGATGAATATCGTTTTCAGGATGAATATAGGTTAACGGGCCCCATGGATGTTGAAATAGTTTTTTCTCACTGTGGTAAAAAGTATAGTTGACACTTCGTAGGATAACCATAATTTTTCCATTATGATTATACACACTAGGATTCATTAGTCCTAAACCGCCATGTTCTTGTGCTGGAATAAGCAGTGGGTGTATACTACCACCGCGATCGAGAGCATATTTTACAAAATTTTCCATTGCTTGCCTGTTTGGTTGTACAGTATATTATATAACCAAACAGGCGTGTGTCAATGATTTTTATGTGCGTCCAACTACTACTTCAACAAGCCCTGACTCAGGATAATCTTTGTCTACCAAGCACTTACCAATCATTGTTCCTGGTGCTGGATTATTGTTTACCATTGCATGGCCAGAAACATCAGATGTTACAAGAATATCGCCTTTAGCTGCTGTACCAGTAACCAAACATGGCACTCGTCCTGTAAGAGCAATTGGCAATGTTGCTTCACCGTCTAATTCACAGTTCATTAGGAATGCTGGATCGGTTGACACTACTCCTGCAACACGGAAATCATCAGCAGTAGAGCTTATTGTAACTTCCTCAGTACCACCAAATATCATAACAGTACCATAATCATATCCGCGATCTGATTGATATCTCTCAGCCAAGTCAGCGTATTTGGCTGAACTCGACAATGTGGTTGTGTTTGGCGATACCAATGTATTTGTACTTGGGTTATAGTAAAGACTTGTACTCAAATATGCTGTACTAGTAGTACTTGGTCCAGTTACAAACACAAGCTCGTAGTTTACGTTACTGTTTGTATCGATTGCGTAGATACTACTGCTTGGTCCAGCAGTACCTTGAGTACCTGTAGTACCCTGACTACCAGTACTACCTGTTGCACCTGTGGTACCCTGACTACCAGTTGATCCAGTTGATCCAGTTGTGCCTTGTCTACCTTGTACACCTTGGCTACCAGTGCTACCTGTAGTACCTGTGGTGCCTTGAGTTCCAGTTGTGCCTTGTGCTCCTGTTGCACCTTGGCTACCAGTGCTACCTGTAGTACCTGTGGTGCCTTGGCTACCAGTGCTACCTGTAGTACCTGTGGTGCCTTGGGCGCCTGTTACACCTTGAATACCTTGTGTACCTTGGGCCCCTGTTGCACCTTGTGTGCCAGTTGCACCTTGTGTACCAGTTGTGCCCTGTGTACCCGTTGTGCCCTGTGTACCCGTTGTACCTTGTGTTCCTTGCGCACCAGTTGCACCTTGTGTACCTGTGGTACCTTGAGCGCCAGTGTCTCCTTTGTCACCAGTTCTAGCAAATGTAATAATTAATTCTTCGCCGGCACTAAATGATGTTGCCGGTCCGCTGACATAACTACATGATACGTTAAAGTATCCTGTTAGCTCAGTTGCCGCACTGATTGTAAAAATAGCATAGTCAGTTGCATCTAACTTGTTGCTTACACGGAAGTGACCTTTGATGGTACTTGTAGAATCATCGATTGTGCGTAGGAAACTTTGAATGTCAGTACCACTTTGATCAGTGTCATCAATGTACATTGCAGTTGCTGAACTAAGTGTAGCATTGTTAAACTTGAGCTCTCCTGCACCTGGGTCACTGTTTGATGTATCAGTGTCAAAATCATATTCAAATGTAGCACCACCAAAGTTACCTTCAGCACCTTGTGTACCAGTTATACCTTGCGTACCTGTAGTACCTTGACTACCAGTAATACCTTGAATACCTTGTACACCTTGCGTACCTGTTGCTCCTTGTGTACCGGTAGTACCTTGGGTGCCTTGGGTGCCTTGAGCGCCGGTTGCACCTTGTGTACCTGTTGTGCCTTGTGCTCCTGTAACACCCTGTATACCTTGTGTACCTTGTGTACCGTCTGTGCCTTGTGTGCCGGTAGTACCTTGTGCTCCTGTTGTACCTTGAGCACCGGTAGCGCCTTGAGTACCGTCTGTGCCTTGTGTGCCGGTTGTGCCTTGTGTTCCTTGAGCTCCTGTTGTACCTTGTGTACCTGTTGCACCTTGTAATCCACTCACACTAGTTGGATCAGTAAATGCAACAGTGCCCGAACCGTTGGTTGCTAGTACAAAGCCATTGGTACCATCTGCTGTTGGCAGACTGTATTCACCTGTAACAGTAAATGTATCTGCACTTACAGTGGTGGCTGTGATTACGTTTGCACCTGAAATATTACCATTTGCACCTGATGTTGTAAATCCACCTGCTGTAACATTACCAGTGGTTGTTAGTGCTGTGGTTGATAAAAGTCCTGTACTTGCATTGAATGTTAAACCAGTACTTCCACTTGCTGTTTGGTTGCTACCAAGATCACTTACAAATACAAGTTCATAATCAACATTGTTGCTTACAGCAGTTGCATTAATTGTTGTACTCGGACCAACTGCACCCTGAATACCTTGCACACCTTGAGTACCGTCTGTACCTTGGCTACCAGTAATACCTTGTACCCCTTGAGCACCGGTTGTGCCTTGTGTACCTGTAGTACCTTGGGTACCATCTGTGCCTTGAGCACCAGTGATGCCTTGTACGCCTTGTGTGCCAGTTGTGCCTTGAGCACCTGTAGCACCTTGTGTACCAACTGCGCCTTGAATGCCTTGTATGCCTTGCGTACCTGTGTCACCGTTAGCACCAACTGCTCCTTGTACGCCTTGAGCACCAGTTGCTCCTTGAATACCTTGAATACCTTGCGTACCTTGAGCACCAGTTGTTCCTTGTGTACCGTCTGTTCCTTGTGTACCGTCTGTACCTTGTGCGCCTGTTGTGCCTTGAGTTCCAGTGGCACCTTGTGTGCCTGTGGCACCTTGTGTACCGTCTGTACCTTGTGCGCCTGTTGTGCCCTGAGCACCTGTTGTACCTTGTGTACCTGTTGCACCTTGTAACCCACTTACACTAGTTGGATCGGTAAAAGCAACTGTTCCTGAACCATTTGTAGCAAGAACGAAACCGTTTGTGCCATCTGCCGTTGGCAGACTGTATTCACCTGTCACAGTAAATGTGCCAG